TGTCGTAGTAGATTCTCCCACCCCACAACTAGCCAACAAGACTACTGCTGGCATCACTTCAGCAGTTGGTGATATGAAGTGGGATGACATTCACAAGATGGTAGGTGAGATGCAATGAATTGGCAAGATACAATAAAAGCATACGGAATACATGGTCGAAGTGGTGACTATGGAATGGAACAAGCAGTAAGGGATATGGTCATGCAACTAAATGAAATGGAACATGACATAGAGGATGTTCCCGAAGATAGAAGGAGTGCAGTTCAACAGGCATTCGATGCTGCATCAAAGGCACTAGATAATTTGCGAATGGTAATGGGATGATATTATGACATGGGAAAACGTATTGATGAATGGTAGCGTATTGAAGAATCAAGCGGTACAACAAGGAAGGCAGATGTTGTTGGATGCGATAGTGCAACGTTATGGTTTAGATGCATTAGAACAACAGTTTGTTCAAGGGCAAGGACTAGCCCCTGAGAATCTGTATCAAGGACTTGTTGATTTCATAAAAGGTGGTTCAACATTGGAACAAGCAATTGCAGAAGAGCAACAGGCAATACAAATACATCAAGAACAAGGCACTAGAACAGGTGGACTTACACTTGAACAGTATCAAAAAGATATGCAACAACCACAACAACCACAACAATAGGTGATATTATGCCGGAAAAAGTAACAAGAGAAGAAAAGCAAGTTGAGTTGGCCATACTAAAGGCTAAGGAGATAATCCAAGAGGCCAAGCATCTAGGAATCCTTGAGTTGGATGAGCCAGCATTAGGAGAGGACTTCAAGGTAAAGCGACCAAAGAAGAATCCTGCTGAGGTTCCAATTCCAAAGACTAGCAATGTAGAGGGCAAGGAAAAGAAGGAATATGGTGGCAAGACGATGAAGAAGGCCATGACCATACTAAAAGCAGTTAAAATTCTAAATGATGCTATTGCCAAGAAATATGGAACCAATACCAAAGATACTGACCCAGCAGAACTTAATCCAGTTTGGGAAGGAGAAGGCGGTGCGCCTGACAAAACAGAAAATGATATTTCTCCTAGAGAGATGCAATCTGTAATAGATGAGATTGAGAATGCAATAAATAGTCTAGAACATAACATCCAAGAATTGCAAAGTAGTGGAAAAATGAGTGGTGATATAGCCTCAGAGGTAAATCAGCACCATCAAACTCTCAGTAGTTACATTCAAGATTTGAAGGAGTCAACAATGGGGGCGGCGGCTTCACCCCCTCAGCAACCATGAGGTGAATATGCCTCAGTCCGGTATAGAGTTTGAAAAGAAAGAAAACGCAATGACAAAGCGTGTTCTTGATTTTTTTGAGAGAGTGCGTTATGCATATCTATCTGCTAAGGATGACCCCGAAGAATACAGAAAGAAATGGGTTAAGGCAATTGAAGACATCAAAGGGGAATTCGATGACATTTCTGATTTCTCTAGAGAATTAAAAGAATACCTAAAGGAAAAAACGCTTTTTTCCGAGGAAGCCAAAGACCCCACTACTAGGCAAGCCAAGGAAGTATATGACTCAATTAAAGAAATGAGATTTGAGTCTAAGGGAGTTAGTGACCCATTCTCTAAACAATTAGGTGATGAAGTCATACCCACGCTTTTAGAAAATAAACACACGTTTGCCGCATTCATTCACTATGCAATGCGCTCGCATTCCAATGCAATACCTGAGAAGGCTTGGCAGAAATACAAATTACCAGCCGATGAACTAACACAGGGATTTATGGGATTAGATTTAGAGGAGCGTGATATTCCTCTCTACATTACAGAACACTATGGTAATGATGAAACTGATAGTAGAAGAATCAAAACCAAGTTTAAGGAAGCCTTCAAGATTCTAGAAAAAGTATTCAATGGTCAATATGAGGAAGAAGATTGGGAGAATCTCGTTGAATTGGATTTACAGAAATCAGAAAAGAGCGCAGATGAAAAAGCAGAAATTGATTTTATCGTTCCCAACAAGCCAATGTATCGTATCTTTGAGATTGCGGATTTGAAGAAACTCAAGGGGTTCACAGGCGAATGGGTAGTTCAAGAGAAATACGATGGCATGAGAATACAAATACACAAGACAGATGGTAATGTGAAAGTTTACTCCTATAATGAAAAGGACATTACTGACAAGTGTAAGAAACAAGTTGCTCAAATGGAAAAAAAGCAGTTTGGTGATTGTATTTTAGATGCTGAACTATTATTGTTTGATGGTGATGAGGCACTACATCGTGCTGCAACTGTTACTCACATCTTCAAGAAAGAAACGAAGCATAGTCTAAGAGCGCACGTTTTTGACATAATGAATCACGAAGGAAAGTCTATTGCAGACGAACCACTCAAAGAAAGAATAAACATTCTCTTCTATCAATATGGTCAACACTCTTCTGAGGATTTGGCATTCCCATCAAAGAAAGATACGCGACTTGCTGATTCTCTTGATGAGGTCGAAGAGTATTCAAAGAAAATTATGGAAATGCCAACTTCAGAAGGAGTGGTAATCAAGGACATGGAATCAACCTATTACATCGGAAATAGAAAAAACCCGAAGTGGGTTAAGTGGAAGAAGTTCGTAGACTTAGATGTAATAGTCTTAGATGTCAAGAAAACCAAAAGCAACCTTCACTCCTACTCATTGGGCATAGGGCCACTATCAGGAGAAGAGACTAGAGAATACAAGACTCAGGAAATTGATGGGAAAGCATACATGCCCGTAGGTAAGGCAATGAATACTAAAACCAAAGTCAAGGTTGGAGACATCGTTAGAGTAAAGGTAGATGAGGTCAAGAAAGGAAAGAATGATTTCAAACTAATTTCTGCTCAAGTGATAGAACTACCTGAAGTAGAAACTACTGATAAAATTGAGACACTTGAAGAATTAGCCACGAAGACAAAGAAATCCTTAGATTCGGGAATGCACTATGTTTTCGGAGATAAGATAGGCGACTTGTTCAAACCTGATACTGGCCTCGATAAAAGTCTCCATATCACCGACCACGTTCATGGCATAGCAGAAGTCATTCTAAAGGGTGAATTAGATGGCTTCACCATTTATGGTTTCAAGGGTGATTCGCTGATGGCGAAGAATGCTCTTTACGATATTGAAAAATGGAAGGATGACCTTACTGGAATTTTGAAGACAAAGCGTTCTGAATTAAGAATAGGCATCCGTAATGAAATCATACAAAGAGGAAAGCCATTGAACATTGACAAGATAGAAGAATTCGTTGTAACGAACTATCCCAAGACATATGATGAATTGTATGATTCTGATGATGGTCGCTTAATGTCATGGCTGAAACAACAGGAAGACCTAATCTATGAGCATCCAAATAAGTTCGATGCCAAGAAGGATGTGCTTGAGAAGGATGTTGAGATAAAGAAAAGACAAGAGGCTAACAAGTTCGATGACAAATCTAGCAACCTCGGTGAATTTTCTGTTGTTCTAACAGATGATAATAACCTTAACTTAATTATCAATTACAGAGATAAGAAGATGGCTTGGCTATTGGATATAGAAGATAGTGAAGACATATACAACTTATTTGGTAAGTCAGGTAAATTCCCTGCTATGGTATTAGACAAAGTAGGAACTGCGAAAAAAACCATAGATAAGGGGGAACTTGAGATAGGGGTACAAAGAAATGGTTATCATGAATATAGACTAGATGGCAATAAGTTCCAAACTAGATTGCATATACGAATAGTCCCACTTAATGAGCAAAAAAGATGGTTGGCATGGACTGGAAAGAAACAGGAAATGCTAGACCGCAAGGCAGATGATGGTGTTTGGGACATTACTGAAGATAAGTATGCAGATGTAGAGTTACCTCCATCTGAAAACGAAGACGCTAAATAGTAAGAAAAAAAGGTGGGAGAAGTGTTACTGCAAAAGAAACAACATATAACGGAGGAAAGAAGTGGGAATTTTCAGATTCTAAAGTCTGATAATCTAGTCATTGGTGGTTATGCATCCATAGAAATAGTAGACAAACAAAATGACCTAATTACATTAGAAGCACTCTCAGAAGCAGTAACAAAATACATGGAAGACCAAAAATTCAGAAATGTAATGTCAAATCATTCAAATGTCCAAGTCGGGGAGGTAATAGAAAAATACCGAGATAAAAACGGAAATCTACACAAAACAGAAGTGGATGACGTTGGATTCTATGTAGTAATCAAGATGCGCGATGACATCGAGAAGGCTAAAGAAATCTCAAGAGGTATCAGAAAAGGAACGCTTCGGTCTTTCAGTATAGGTGGACAGGCAATCTCAAAGAAGCAAAAGAACAATTCTGAATTTGGACAATATAACGAAATAGATAAACTGGAATTACATGAAGTTACAATCTGTGAAAAAGGAATAAACCCGGAAGCGAAATTCGACATTTTAAAAATGGAGGACAAAAAAATGAGTGATAAACTGGAAAAAGCACTTGGCGAGTTGAATGATTTGGTAGCCCAAATCGGCGGCATCGACAAGGAAGACAACATAAGAAAGGAAGCGGAGTATATGGACACCGATGAGGAAATGGACGATATGGACATGGACGATGAGGTAGAAAGCATGGATGCTGAGATGAAGGCTGATGAAGATGCAGAAGCACCCGATGACGAGGAAAAGGCTCTTGACGAGGATGAGACAAGAGAATTTGAGGCTGGCGAGGAAGTAGTTAGTGGCGGAAAGCCAACTGCTGCACCTGCTGCACTCGGAAACGTCAACAAGGGATTAGAGGCATCTGATTTCCCAACTCTCAACTTGACTGCTGAGAATGTCGAGAAGGCATATGAGCAATACAAGGCAGAGCAGTTGGAGAAGAGGGCTTTTGATTCTCTATCCAAGCAGTTTGAGAACAGACTGTCCGAAGAACTAGCCGTTAAGAAGGCTAACGCAGAAAGAGCAGAGTACGATGCTCGGACTGATGTTGCTGGTCTAAAGGCAGAGTTCGCAGAACTAAGGAAGTCCCTCTCCGAGAAGGATACTGAGATTCGCAAGGCAAGGGAAGTAGCATTTAGCCTTCCTGAAGGAATACCCACCGATACTGAGGCTGCGGCTGAAGTTTCATGGGATGATATCCATACCTTTGCAAGAAACATGAACAGGAGTGATTAAACATGACAGGATATATACGAACGATGAAAGATTTGGAAGCCGCAACATACGGCGTCCGTGGAGAGAACGGTAATGCACTACTGAAGGCTGGTGGAGTTGTTGGAGGCTTCGGCGTCCCTCACGATGCTTTTGGTGCTGATGGGAGCGGAACAAACCCATTTGGTGCGGCGGCTGGTCTAGGTGACCTATACAACCTGCTTTATGGGCAGAAAGTTTGGTCAATGCTAAACCAAGAGGTTAACCCTCTTTCTATGATTAGCAAGAGGCCATACACAACATCTGGTTGGAGAGTCCTAAAGTCTCGACCAATGGGTGGTAGCGATGCGGCTTTCGCATTAGGGTCTAACGATGTAACGAAGACAATGACCTCCGCTCAGGCGGCTCTACCAAAGGCAGACCAAATTGGTGGTATGCCGGAGAATGCGGCTCTAGGGACTGCTCCCTTTACTGCAATGGCTCCTGAATACACCAAGTTGTATGTCAGCCCAAAGACGATTGCTCATCTATTTGAGTTCTCGGAACTTGGTATGGAGATGGCTGCTATTGATGACGGTGTTGGAGATATACGCTCAATCGTCCGTGAGGACATGGGTAAACTCCACGCTGAGGTTCAGAGCAAGATGCTACTAATGCCTCTTGAGCAGTATGACCAAACCGGAATTACCAACATGGACAGGAACTACACTTCTCTCATGAAGATAGTTTCATCTGCACAGGAAATCGGGAAGATGATGGAGGCTGACCTCCTAGTGACTGCTGGACAGGACAACGATGCAACCGCACCTGCGGCTGACGTTGCAAACATCTTCGGAGATGCTAGGGCAGTAACCAAGACTGGAAGTAGCGGCTCATTCGTCTACACCGGAACTGCATCTTTCCTAGATGCTGAGGTTGATTTTGGTGGCTCCTACGAGAGTGCATCAGATGCTAGGATTCTAACCCTAAGCATACTAAACGACATGATTCGCAGACTAAGGCAGAATGGCGGTAACCCAAAGGTTATCCTAACTGGATACGATACCATCCAGCATCTATCTGACCTTCTACAGTCGCAAGAGCGATTCATGGACAGGAAGGAGATTGTACCAACCCACAACGGAGTTCGTGGTGTGAAGGGTGCAGAAGTTGGTTTCAGAGTAGCGACCTACTACGACATACCCATCATCCCTGCGAAGGATATGCCGACCACATCCAGCAACACGACCAATACCCTAAGCGACATACTGATGCTAGATACGGACCATCTGTGGCTATCAGTCATGAAGCCAACTCAATACTTTGAGGATGGAATTACTTCAGGTAACCCATTCGGTGTTGGAACTCTTGGGAACCAAGGCATGTACCGAACAATGGGCGAGACATGCTGTTCCTTCTTCAAGGGCCAAGGAAAGATTACGAACCTAAAGAGTGCTTGATTGGGGTTGATTAAATGACACACACAACTGTCATCCACACCAATCATCTAGGTCTTGCTGCCTCTAAGGTACAAGGCTCAGAGTATGTAGTAGATGCTACTATTGACATCAGCACATACACCGCACAAGGAGAAGTAGTGACTGCATCGGAACTAGGTCTTAGTTTCCTCAACTGCGTCTTGATTACCGGGCGAGAAGTTGATACAAACCATAAGACCCTGAATGATGTGGTGGTGAAGATAGCCGCCGAAACCGGAGTATACGAAAGCAATACGTCTTTCAAACTGGTTAGCACTATTTCCGCTAGTGGAAGCGTTGGAGCAACTGACGGAACCACAGGCGCAATAAGAATACGCGCATACGGAAACCTTTGAGCAAACGTAAAGTAGTGCCTTCTTGCCCTAGTAATTTAGGGCAAGGGGCATTACCC